GGTAAATCCATTTATCTTTATTCGATTCCATATTATAGTTTTATCGAGTTAATAAAGTCTAAGCAGGATTTCATACTTTTTACTGGTTGTCCATAAGGAGAATCCGGTAACGAGGCCCAACGACAAGACAGAAAAAAAGATCCGTTAAAAGAAAGTATCTTCGAGGAAGAGAAGAAATCTAAATTAGGAGCGAAGAAGATTTTAGCGATAGCGAAAAAGCAAGAGGAGGAAAAATTAAATTCCGGATTCTCTTATAAAATATCTCCGGACGGTAAAACTCGGACTTTAAAAAAAGACTAATGCCAGTTAATAAAACTCAAAGAGAGAAAAATTTAAACCGATTTTATATGCGGTTTATAAGAGCTAAACGGATAACTCCGAAGTATATTATCGATCGATTTATGAGCGATATAGAAAAAGTAAAAGAAACTAATTATATTTACCAAAACGAAAACGTATGAAAAAATTCATAATTACCATTAAGGAAGCTATAAAGTTATGGAATAAAAACAATCCGACTTTAAAGCAAAAAAACCTTTCGAATTTAGCGGAAGAAACTAATCTAACGGCTCAGTATATTTCTCAACTTGGAAAAAGATACTCCGAGAGATTAGAGGCTCATTTAGAAGTAATCTTTAGCTCGGAAGATAAGGAGGTTATTAAAAAGACTTGGGAAAGCTATTTAGCTTTGAACCTAACGACAATTAATAATATCGAATTAATCCGAATCGCTTTAGGTTGCGAGATTTGGGATTTATTTAAAAAGGTTTCCGAGTAATGAAGGAAGAAGATTTAATAAAAAAGCTCAAGGAAGTAAAAACAAACGCAGATTTATTAGAAGTATTGGAAAATAATCCTCCGGATAGTTGGATAAAAGAACATCCGATAATTAAGATTAAATTCCTTCCGATCGATAAGGTTGAATTCCTTCTTAGAAGTATATTCGGCTTTAACTATAAAATCGAAGTTTTAGAGCATAAGGAGATATTTAACGCCACGAGTGTAGCCGTTAGAGTTCATTATCGGGAGTTGGACGTACCTTATAATTGGTTATTCCACGACGGAATTGGAGCAGACGAACCGAGAAAGATATATCTTAACGATGCGAAAACGGATCTCTTCGAAAACTTCGCGGTTTCTTCTTCCGTTCCTTTAGCTAAAACGTTAGCGATAAAAGACGCTTGCGACCATTTCGGAAAGATATTTGGCTCCGACTTAAATAGAGCTAATACGATAGAGAAGCAACCGAGAGAGAAACCTACGGATAAATTAGCTAAAATCGAAACGCTTTATAAAAAGCTAAAATCGAAAGTGCTTCCGGATGATAGGTTACACATCGAAAGAATTATAAAAGACAAAGAGGCTATCGATTACGATAAAGTAATAGCCGAATTAGAAAACTTAAACAAAAAACAAAAATAAAATGGGATTATCAAATAAGAGAATCGGAACCGCTACCTCAAGCACGATAGTTTCGATAGTTTCGGAAGGAACGGCAAAAGGAAGTATTGGCGCACCTTTTTTTACTTACGCGGAAGAGTGTAGATATGAGCGCGGACTTCTTCAAAACTTAGAATCGGAAATAGAAGTTTTAGCTACGGAATGGGGAAAACTCGTTGAGAGCTTTGTTCATAAGAAACTACCGAAGGATTATAAATTTCACTCGGATCAAACTAAATCGCACCCGAAATATGCCGGATGGGTTGGAACTCCGGACGGATCTAAAATGAAAAACGTTTTAGATAAATGGATCGAGGATGCGATTACTGATATTAAATGTCCTTTAACGAAAAAGGCCTTCTGTCAATTAGTAGCCGGACTTTACGAAATGCTTCCGGAAGGAGGAGTTAAAAAATTCGAGAAACCGGATATGAATAAGGCTTTGGATATGGCCTTAAAGAAATCGAAATCCGGAAAAACCTATTACTGGCAGTTAGTTTCTAACTCTTGTATTTTTAACACGAAGTATGCCGAGCTTATCGTTTTTATGCCTTTTTACGAAACTTTAGAAGCGATTATAAAGTATAACGACAATCTTCCGGAATCGAGCTATAAAGTAGCTTTCGCAAGGCCAGGTCAATTGCCGTTTCTTTTAAAGGAATCCGGATATGAAGAGATCAACATTATTCGATTCGAAGTAAACTTAGAGGATAAAAAGTTTCTCGAAAGAAGGTATAAAATACTAAACGACGTTGTAGAACTTTCTACTGCCGATTATGAGAAATTCCTCGAAGACGCTAAGAAGGTATCGAATAAAGAAAACGAAGTTATCGAGTTACTAAAAAAATATAAAAAAGTAATGGAAAAGCCAACGATTGTAGATAGAGTTTTCGTTATGTTAGAACTCTTAGAGGTAAACGGATCTTTCGATAAGAAGAAAGCTATAATAGAAATTTACGGAGAGCACGATTATTTTATTAGCCGGAGCTTCGATGTTCATCTAAGTAACGCGAAAAAGAGATTGCCGAAAGCGGAGTTTAAAGCTATAAAAGGCCAAATAACGAGAGTTAAATAATTATGGAAAGCTCGTTAATTAAAAAAGAAATCTGTTCGATAGAGCAGGCGAAAAAGCTATTTGATTTAGGCCTTTTGCAAAGATCATTATTTTACTACGTTAATAATTGGCGTGGGCCAAGAAAAAACGAGATAAACGACGGAGAGCATATAATATTGGGCCAAGAAAAATTATTAACAAGGAAGAAAGGAAGAGAGCGCGAAACGGAAGTGGAATTTGTTTCGGCCTACACGGAAACCGAGTTAAAGGCGTTCCTTCCTTATGGGAAATCAACGATTAGTTTTAATATCGATGATTTAGCTACTTTGATAATTAATATTTTAGAAGGCGAAGGAATGTTTATGGCCGACGATTATAACGAAAACTTTAAAGAATTCTTCGAGATCGAAGAGGAAACCGAATTATAATGGGAAAGATTATAAAAATAGATTTAGATAACGATTTAATTTCGGATCTAACGATGGACGAACTTTTAAGAGTTAAGGAAATAGTTACTACTTCTCTACAAATAGCTTGGAAAAACGCAAAGAAGAAAAAACCTATTCAGGGGCTGTTATTCGATACTTCGGAAACTAATCCAGAAATAAGAACTACTTTTGAGAAGTCTAACGCCTCGATTTGGAGAGTATTCGAGAAGGAGCTTTTAGAGGCTGAAAAAATGGGAGTAGATATTAATCACTATTATCAATCAGTTAAAAACTGGAGCCTTAAAAGTCCTAAGACAAAAAGAACGGCAAGAGGTTGGATCGCGACGGCTCAAGACTTTATGCGTAGCGATAACTTAAAGAAAAAACTCGTAATGGTTGACAATATTCCGGCAGAAGCGATAAACTCCGATGCGATGTTAGCCTATTTAAAAATGTAGATTATGTTAGAGAAAAAAGAAGAAAACGCTTTACAGTTATTCGAGCTATCGGAGAATAAAGTTATTCGAGAAAGACAACTGATATTAAAGGCTCCGGAAGTACAAGGAAAATTAACTTCCGTAGAAAGTTTAATAACGGAGGCTACTACGAAGATGACGATTAAAGAAACTCCGGATAAGGCTTTAGTAGAGCAAATTAATATTTTGGTTCCGATGATTTGTAAAGATCTCGGAATAGTTAAATGGAACGATGGGCCGGATAAAGGACAATATGTAAAAACTCGATTCTATCAAACGGTAACGCGATATTATTCTGGATTAAGTATTTCCTCTTTAAAGTTAGCTTTCGATATGCTTGCGATCGGACAACTCGATGATTATCTTCCGAAAGATCGTAACCAACAACCGGAGAAAGGACATTGGGGTGAATTCTCTTTCGAGTTCTATTGCCGGATCCTTAACGCTTACGTTAAAAAAACTTCCGAAGTTTGGGGAAAGGTTAGATTAAATTTACCGAAACCGGAAAATATTATATCTTTGGAACAACAAAACGAGAACAAAAACATTATAATCGAAGATATTTATAACGCCTTCGATAATTACAAAAAGAATCAAGTAGATCCGGATTTCGATTTAGAAGTCCATATTAATACCTTAATCGAGGCCGGACTAATCGAAAAGAAAAAACCAACTCCGCAAAACGTAAATAAGGCCATATATTTTTAAGGATAAAAAAGGCTTTACTGTATTTCAAGTAAAGCCTTTTGTTAATTTATTTTTGCGGTTTAGGTCGCGGTACTCTTTTAGGCTTTATAACTTCGGCCACGTGAGTTTCTTCCGGCTTCGCTTCTTGTATCTGATCTAACAGATTAG